TATATACAACAATCTGTGTTTGACTAAGTTACGGTAACGTAACCGTAGCTATCGGCCGTTCGGTGGCTGTCTTTTATTTTTTTGCTTCATTTTGTTTTCGGGCGTGTCGTTGTTTTGTTTGTGTTATGATGTAGTTATCAAGTTCAAGGGAAAGGAAAATAAAATGATTAACTTTACTGCACATGTTATCGAGTTCGAGAAGGATAATCGATACGAGGTGACTATTGAGGGAGTTTGGAGTGGCTTTACTTCCATCGATGGGCTGGAAGATAATTCTACTCTTTCGTTCCGTCGTGCGCTTGCGGGTATCGTAGAGGTTTTCTTGGGTGATAACTACGATATCAACATGCTCGCTAAAATCCGTTCAAAGGAAGGACGTCCGTGCCGCGAGTACATCGTTTCGATTAATGACGGAGACTGATATATAAAGAAAAGCCCTTAGGTCGATAACCTAAGGGCTTTACTTATATCATACAAGGTATTGTGTAGTACCGTTCACTGCTTTCAGCGCTACATATCGGGTTTTGCCTGACCAACCTACGTAGTGCGCCCAAATGTACCCGTCTGCTGTGGTGGTGCCGCTCATGAGGTTGACTGTCTGTCCTTTACGGTATTGTGCCACGATCTGACTGTGAACACTTGGCGCCGAACGTACGTTAAGCACGTCAACGTTGACTCGATAAGCGCGTGCGGTAGTGTCGGTATTGTTGATGCTGTTGCGTGGGTGAAAGTAGCCTATGATACCTCTTTTGTCGATATTGACGTATCCGGCGCGGTTGGGGTTTTGGCTGATGGTCTGTAGAGTGCCATTGCCATTGTCTCGCACTACGATGGCGACATGGTTCATGCCGCTGCGTTTCCAAAACGCCACGTCACCGTAGACGGGCGTATAGTTGGCTGACTCTTTGGTGAAAGCGTTCTGCAATGCGCGAGAGCGGTCATATCGTGCAGTGTATACGCTTGCTGCATATCCGTCTACGGTGTTCGTGTCGGCTCGCGGAATTCCGTAGACGTATTGAGCGTAGGAACTCCATAAGTCCCAACATTGTCCGCCGTACGCTTCATCTACGTCAATGGTTTTGCCGTTGACTGAGTTAATCCATTCTTGGATGTTCATTTTTCCTACTCCTTTACATGGTTTGAGTTAGGTATAGTACTGCTGTGAGCCACGGTATTATGGTGACTAGCATGAGTTGGACGGCTCCTTTACGGTACCGTTGCCCAGTCTTAAGGCGCGATAGGCAATATGCTGACCACCCTATGATAGCTAGGATGCTGAGCATATCGAATGCTACTACTCTGTTCATTTGTTGCTATGCCTTGGCTTGGTGCTGTTCTGTGCGAAAATCTGCATGAATGGCGCGTCCGCCAACTCCGGATTGATCACGGTGATATTTTCGAGAATCGACGTGAGTTCAATCAAGCAAATTCCGCCAACCGTGCAAACGAATACGGACATCGGAAGTCCCAAGTCAACATGCAGGTTAATTTCATCGATAAACCATGCTGTCAACGTGAGGATTATATAGGCGAACTTGTGGCCTAATCCCTCACGCATTTTTTTCGAGCTTAAATTGTCCTGCATGATGGCTTTCGCCACGCCGGTGACGTAATCGGTGGTAATGAAGAAAGTCACTGCGATAGCGCACCATACGTCTGCTGTGTTCATTGTTATTGTTTCTTCCTACTTGCCTAGCAATTCTCCGATAATCAAGCCAAAATCTGCTTTGACTTGTGAGTCATCGAATCGTATTTTGCCAAGTCGATATCCGGTGGTGAGTCGCCTTATTATATCGTCCGACTTTTTGACATACCATGTTTTTTCGTCAACGTGGTTTGGGTCGAGTGTGTAGACGGGGCGGTTGTTGTCTTTTGGAATGCGTCGTGAAACATATTGTGAAACACGCCCGTCTCGTTCTGACACGGATATCCATATGCCGAAACGCGCGTAATCGGTGGTGTCCAGAACGTAGGACAGCTCGCCGTCTGAGGGTATTGGCGCTATCAAAGTGTCTGACTCGTCACGGAACTTGTTGCGAATCGCGTAATCCGCATAGTCGCCGTCGTACTGCTCAAGAAATCTACCGAACTTTGACTTGGCGACTTTGGTAGAAAAACCGCCATAGTCCGCTAGTTCGAGACAGATAAAACCACTGCAATAAAGCTTGTATTGTTGTTGGTTGTCTTGTTGCGCACCAATGTCAAGCCGGTACTTGGCAAAATATGGGTTGGCTTTTTGCACCGCGTTCGATAGGAATAGTACTTTTGTTCTATCCTGCCACCTGTCTACGGTGTTGTAAAATTCTGAAAAACTGTTTACTTCGTTACTCAGAAATCGTAGATTGTCTGGAAAGATCTCGTCAAAGATAATCAAGTGTACTTTAGGATAGGCCACAGACTTGAGTCCGCCCGCCTGAGATAGCGCCACAAAATAGCAACATGTCCGCCAATCCTTCTCGTCCCAAGTAGTTTTATGAATCTGCCCTTTTTCGCCGTTGACACGAAATTCGTGCTGGGGGAAGAACTCTTGGATGTCCTTGAAAAAGGTCTCTTTCCTATGCTGTTCGACGTCCGTACGGCGCAGATAAATGAACTCATGGCCGTGCTTGAGATATTCCTTGATGCCATACCGTTTCGCGGCGAACGTCTTACCTAAACCGCGCGCGCCGATCACGAAATTCCACGGCGCGTTCCGCGTCAACAGATTGTGTAGGTCGTAATAATCGCTCTCGTCAAGCGTCTGTAATGTCATGCTTACAACCCTTCTTAAAAGCTAGTGGAGGGCGTGCGCCATGACTCGCACGCCCTCCGCCAATCTATCATCGGCGGCCATTCAATGGGGAAAGGTCATCACATAACCACCGCCGTTACTAAGTATACCACACTTTTAGAACGCTGGCGGATTAGACTTGCCATCCCAAACACTTAAAAGCGAAAATGCCTGATTATACCGTGTCGTGTACGGGCCGAAGGGGAACGTGCTTAGAATGTTGTTTTTCAGTTGTGTGAGGTTCGATGCTTTCGGCACTTTGAGCGCGTTCGCTGGCGACTGGTGATATGCAGTAACCCAAAGAATTTGCATCCTGGCGTCATCGTACTGTTTAGGGTAGCTCGCGTAGTCTTCCGCGAACTGCTTGCGTTGACCATCACGCGACTCACTGCGTGCCGCCCACGTGCGGAACGCGGCCGCTTCCGCTGAAGTGAGCGAACGCTTAAACGTACCACCCGACTCCATAAGCGCGGCGATCTCAGGTGCGGCGGTTCTGAACGCATTGTATCCGGTTGGGTCGGCGGCTTTCATGGCGTTCAGCACTTGCAGGCGGCGCTCGAAACTCCATTGAGCAATTCCAATACCCTGCAAGTTGGCCGCTTCCACTGCATCCCACCGCAACCCAGCTTCCACAGCGCCAACCACATAGAGAGCATAAGAGTTCTCCGCCGACAAAGACACAGATGGATGCGCCTGCCCGTTATCGCTGGACGGCTGCGATTGCGACGCCTTTTCCAAAAAATTATTAGCCGTCGTGCGGTAGAAAATGCGAGTCCGCGTTCCAGCGTTATCGCTTTCGTGCAAATAAAGATCGTCGCCTTGCCAGTGTATCCACGCGCCACCGCGCGCGGAGTCGGCGGAACCGTGGCTATTGTCTCCGGTGGGGTTCTTTTCGGTGGACGTCGTGCCGCCACCTTCGCCTAGTGCCTTGGGGTGAAGGTAGCCTAGGAATGCGGTTAGGTCGAACGTCATGCGCTGTGCGGGGTTCGGGTTTTGAGACAACACGGTGATACGCCCGTTGTGCACGCCATCCTCCATTACGATGGAGACATGTGAGCCGGTGTGTTGGCTTGAGAAATTCCAAAACGCCACATCCCCCTTCACCGGTATATAATCGGCTGGTTTCTTTTCAAAAATAGCAGCCATCTTAGAGTTAGTCGGAAACCTTGTGTAGTTTCCTTCGGCGTAGCCGGTTGGCGTGATGCAATCGGACACCGAAGCACCGTACAAGTCCATGCAATATTTGGCCCACAAATCCCAGCACTGGGCACCGTACGCCCCGTCCATGTCCCAGAATCGGCCTTGAGTCTGCCTGATCCAATCATCAAAAGTAATAGCCATACCACACCATTATAGTGGCATGGCTATTACTCAGGATAGTCTATTAGCTTTCATAGAGATAGCCGTCAGTGGAACGTACCCTGATTTTCCAAGCGCTCTTAAAATTGCGGTTGACACGCAAGTAGAGCCTGTACTTTTCGTCCGGCAGCGTGACGTTTTTGTTGTTGCCCGTGATTATGTCGCCATTCTGCCCATTGGAGTAGGCCCAAATGATTCGTGCATGGTCTTTGTCAAGCACGAAGGACGCATGCACGGCGACACTATCGTTATTGCCGACAGCGGGCGTCTTGGTGTCGGTCGAGTCAAAAGGCACAGTGTCTCTATTGTCTCGATAAAAACCGCCGAAGGTGGCACCGTTACGGCGTACGCCTGCGATAATGCCAACCTGTCCAGCCTTCTTGTTATCCTCCCACGGTTCAATATCCGTGCTTTCTTTGACGGCCACTACTGCAATATTGCGCGTATCTCCAGCCGTACCAGTCTGCACGCGGGACATGAAGCCTTCGAGATCGATTGACACCGGCAAAGTCACCTGTCCAACCTCGACAAGTTCAACAGCCATCTGCCCATCCGCGTCACCGAGCTGGAACAGTCCGTCCGGTGCAAGATACGTGCTTTTAGCCCTATCCGCGTCCGAAACGTCAACATACGCTTGCTGTCCATACGCTTGGAAACGTGTCGGACGGATAAAAGTATTTTCGCCGGTACTGAACGGCGTGAAGTTGCGACACATCTGTTTTGTCGCATAATCCGGCCAATTGGACGTGATACCATCCACCCCGAGCGCAGAAATACGCTCATATGCAACGGGGTCGTTAATCAACCACGGATTAATTTTGACGCCAGCCGAATGCGCGGCACTGACCATCGAAGAAGTGAGTTTGTCTTCACGTGGATTGCCGCAGAAAATACCGGCATTCTTCATATCCGTCCAAGAGTGCGGCATGGCGTCTACATCCCACGTCCACGAAACGTATTTTATACCCCCTTGCACGGCGCGGACACACTGTTCCCAACTGAATGAGGTCAATTCGTGAATTGCGGTGGCGTTATACTTTTTGAGCAGTTCTAGCATTGCGTCGGTGGTTGCGTTGTTCAATGACTTGATTTCAAAATCAACCGGACTATCGCCCACAGCTTGAAGCACCTGCTCCATGCTCACCGGCTTGCCGGTATCACCACCATGCACTTTCGCCTTGACTTCACGGCTCATAAAGTCCGCATAGGTAATAGAGGATACGTTGGCCGCCGTCCCCGTCATGGTGCGGGCGGTGGAAGTGTCGTGAAGAATGACCGGCACGCCGTCAGACGTGAGCTGCACGTCGATTTCGGGGACGTATCCGTGACGTACCGCCCACATGATGCCCTCCATAGTGTTTTCGGGGAAACGGTAGGAGCCGCGGTGCGCGTGGATGATGAAGCGCGAATCAAGCTTACTGTCCACGCGCGCGACTGCAAGTTCCTCGACTCGGGCGGCGGCATTATCCCACTTGGTCTTATTTGCGGCGGCGGTGGCGGTGGTGTTGCTGCCGAGCGCGGTCAACGACTGAGTGTTGCCATTGGCCGTATCCACCGCTTTATCCCATTTCGTCTTTGTGGCGGCGGCGTGGCTGGTGGAGTCCGCGCCGAGTGCGGCGAGAATCGCGGTATTGTTGTCCGCCTTACCTGCTGCGGCTGTGGCGGCGGCGGTTGCGGCTGCGGCGTCTGTAATCGATTTATCCCATTTGGCTTTCGATGCGGTGGCGCTGTCAACCGTGTTATCGCCGATCAGTGCTTTGACTACTTCTTCGTCGTGCGTTTCACGCGACTCCACGCCCTCGATGCGGTTAAGGTGCTTTTCGAGCGTATCGTCAATGGTGCGCATGCTGCCATTGTAGCCGTCCCTTAAATCGGCTGGGTCATTGTCCCCGTAGAGGTTCAGGCCGTAATTGTCGGTTTTCGTGTATACTGTAGCCATTTATGTTAATCCTTTTCTCGAATCTGAGTTTGCAGTTGGTTGAGAATTTGGTCGATCATGCGCATGGAGCGATTATATCCGTCGCGCATGTCCATTGGTGTTACGTCATTATAAAGCGGTAGTCCAAAATGCCGTGTCACGTCGTATGCGGCGGAGTCCACTGGCGTGGTCTGCTGACTGTCTGCCATGATTGTTACTTTCCAGACGGTGTAGTGGAAACGAACGGCAGCCCTTCCGCAGTGACCTTCGTCTCATTAAGGTTTTTGACGGTGTACTGTCCGCCGCTGGTTGCGGGGACACGGTTGAGGAAATGATTAAGCGCGGTGCCGAGCGCGTTGGCGTTAGCGGCGCTCAATCCGAGAGCGGTGGCGAACGCGCTCAATCCCTCCGGCAGCGACTCCGGCGTTGGAATGGCGTCAATCCTATCCGACTGCGTTTTCAACGTCGTATCAAGAATGTCCATCGAGCGGTTGTATTGCCCCTCAAGGTTAGGCGCGTCCGTCGCGTCATACTTTTCAAGATTATAATTTGTGGTTTTGCTAGTCATTTGTCGTAATCCTTCCTATTATTTTGCGATTTTCATGAAATTATTGACCACGACGCCATTGGCGAGATTTTCAACCGATAGCGGGCTGACGGGTTCACCGTCATCCACGTGTATGTCGCGTGGCGTGATACGTGGCTCGTTGTTGTGAAAAATGGTTTTGTTGCCAAGCACCGCGAACTCAAGGCATGTGTGCGCGGCGGCCATTGGCGTGGATAGTTGTGCCATTTGGTTGACGCGCGCGCCGAACACGGCCAATTCACGGTACATGTCACGGTTCGTGTTTTTCGAGTCTTCATATTTGCCGCGAGTCGGATTATAGGTTAAGTCAGAGTCTTCGTATTGCCCGACTTGTTTTTCCAAATCATCCAAGGTTTTGTTAATGCGCTCGAACTGTTCGTTAAAACCGGCTATCAGCTGTTTGATGGCTTCGACGTCCGCGTTCTCGTCCTTGGCGAGATTGTCAAGCTGCTCGCGCAATTCGTCCACATGTTCGGCCACCTCCTGCACGTAACCGAGCACGGTCAACGTGTCGCGGTACGAAAAAGGCTGAACCGTTGTGAAATAGCGCTGCCGCGGGTCAATGTCAAGCGGCGCGGCGCATAGGTTTACTCCGTTCATAATCCTCCAATCTGTCAATGTCAAGTATACTCTAATGGCCGAGGTTATAAGCGAGACTCGTACTGTAAAGCTGCGGGACGTTGGTCATGTTGTCGCCACTGCCCCACATTCCTAAAAATAGATCTTCGAGTGAGTTTATAACCATCATGTCGATGTTGAGCATGGTGTTACGCCAATCCTGCAATAATTGGGATTGCGAACCGCTGGTGCCGAGCGTATGCGACATACTGTTGCCTTTGTCGGACGAATGCGAAAAATCGGTGTTGCTGGTGCTGGACGCGGTGGTGCTGCTGTCCTGCCGTGTGCTCGTATGCGTGTTGCCGGTCGAGTCGGTCTGCGAAGCGCTGGTGGCAAATTGTTTGAAATCGTCAATACGTGTCTGCGGAAACTCCGAGTTAAAAGTCATTGACGAATTGTCGGCGGTGGTGTCGGACGTGCTGTTCGCCGTAGACTCGTTCGACTGTGTGCCGCTCGATTTTCCGCTAGACTCGTTCGTGCTGGTCGAGTCCATAGTTTGCTTGATATCGGAAGTGATAAATGGGTCAAACTTATGTTGAGCGGACAAATACAGTTGATTGAAATAGTCCATCTGCTCCCGCATGGTACGCCCCAAATAAAACACGAACATTTGCGGCGTTTCCGAACCGATTTCGCGTAGTGCGTAGTGTGCCACGATTTTCTCGTTCAATTTCGCCCTATATTTTTCGTCGAAAATCGGGTAATATTGCGAGCTTAAATGCAGTTTTTCGTCCGTATTAAAACCGCGCGCAATCAGATTACCAAGGGTCAACGTATAATCCGCCATACCGTCCTTGACAGCGTACACGCTTAAGTCCTGTACCATTAGTTTTCTTCCTCCTTGTTTCCGTCAACGTCCAGCAAACCGCCAGAAGTGGTGTCGTTCCATTCGATGCTTATTGGTTTGCCTAAGTCCGCCATTTGCGGCCACAACCGGTTAATCGTATCGCACGCCTGTTGACGCGCCTTAAGATAGCTCAGGCGGAACACGTTCGTACGACTGTTCCCAGCCGTCACTTCCGATTCGAGCAGACGTTCTTTCTTTTCGGTCGTGCTGTTGTCGATGCCGAGGTAGTTTACAAGCTCGTTCCAGATTTGCGTTTTCGTCGTAATGATTTTATCCGCCATAAAGGGCGTCATGTTTGGAAAGGTTTGAAACATTCCGGTGATATCCGCGCTGTCATACGCGTAGATATAGGGGTCTCCGTCTTCTCGCGCCTTAATAAGATTCTGTGCGGTGAGTTTGTTGGTTTCGGACGTGGCGATAATCAACGGAACACTGATATTGTCCAAGTTCACGTCCAGCGCGCGGTCAGCGATCGCCAATCGCGTGGCATAGTTCCACATGACATCAATCATGGTGCAACGCAGCTGATTGTCCCAAACAGGAACACATTTTTTTGAGCCGATTTGCGGGTGAGAGTAATTCGTGGCTACCGGCTGGAATGATGTTGGATTATTGTAGTTGTTGACTCCGCCGATATTGCCCGACGTGACCATAAAACGGCGTACTCCCTTACGCTCGTCGGGGAAGAAGAGGGCCAAGCCATTCTCGAATAGGGTTAGTTCCAAATATCTTTCATCGATATAGGGGGGCAGGTTAATCCATTTGAAACGCGACACCGCCAACATTTCAATCAGCTTCATATACTGATTGATGCGCAGCGACTGCCGCATTTCAGGCAGATTCAGATTGCCCCACATTGAGCCAAGCACGCTCTGGTTATCCCAATGCGCTGCCTTACGCGCGTTATTGCGCTTGCTCATAGTCACCGTCCTTAATAATAATGGAGAGAGTTGCATAACTCTCTCCATTATATATGTCAGTACGCGATACCACTGAGCGGCACGTTGTCCGCATAATCAGTGACACCGATTTTATCGGGGTCAGTCCATACCGTCACGCCCGACTCAAAAATACCCTTAACCGTAAGCCGGTATTCTTCGGGGCACGTGCTCGAACGCACGTACAACTCATGGAGTTTCCAGTAGGTAAAATTACTCATGGCCATAAGATTTTCCGGCAACCGCATAAACCTCTGGACGTAATAACCATATCGCAACCATACCTCACCAATGGAGTGCATGGCTGCTGGCGGTATCTGCCGGAAGCGCACCATCACACCGATCAGGCCGTTGGCGAGGTTGAAGGCGTCGCCGCCCAGCGCGCCAGACGTGGTAGGGGGTACCGTTTGCGTCTGCTGCACTTGGGCGTTAATGCCCGCAATCGTGTTTTCATAATCGCCTTGCGCCGTCGCCTGTGCAAGTTGCCTGTTCATATCCGCAAACTGCATAGTCTGCTGATTGCTGAGGTTTGTTTGCGCGAGACTGTAGGCATTGCTCTGTGAGGTGGTTGCGCCGTTCGTTGCCAACGTGTTCGACAATTGCTGACTGTTAGAGTCTACGGCATTGTTGTACGACATCTGGTTCGCCACCGCGCCTATAGCCGTGCCCGCCACTGCGCCAACCACGCCACCAACGTTACCGGCAACGGCGGAACCAACCGCGTTCGCCACACCAGACCCAATGGTATTGAGCTGGTTCATACGGTTGCCGAAACTCAGATTTTTCAATGTCAGATCGGCCGACATCTGCGCTGCTTGATTGTTGATAGACATCATTGCGTTACGGTTGCTGGTGCCAAGCTGGTTTTGCGCACTCGCATACTGAGTACCAAGTTGCGCTTGAGCGTAAGCGTTGTTGATACCCATCTGCGTTTTCTGGTATGACCAATCCGCGCTTTGCTGGGCGTATTGACGCGTGTACGCGCTGTTTGCAAGCGAGAGCGCACTACCATTGTTCACCGCCATAAATGTTGGGAAATTGGTGATACCAAATGATGCGTTGAGCATGTCGCCCGTATCGATAGGCAATCCTTTACCGTCCGTCAATGGTTGCCGTTCGCCAAGGTTTCCAGCATGATATCCGCGCGCGTAGAAATTCAGGCGGGGGGATGGTGGCGCGTAATTCCACGATTCTCGGATAATCAGGTCAGCACTTGGTATTTGTTCAGGTTCATACGTGATTACGGTGCCGTTCAAGCAACTGCATTCGATATACGCGTAAGGGGCTGTCAAGAACTTTTTCAGATACTTATAGCGTTCCGGCAGCTGGAAAGTGTCGCGGAAGTTTTTGAGGTTGATAATATCCGCGTAGCGTGCGCTGGAATCGCTTTTAGCTTTGCGCAGTTCCCAACAGTTTCCAATAAAACCGACTGAATGCCCGAAAAGTTCCGTTTTTTTCGGCTGGCCGTCCAATAACGCTTGCGGCAGATGTGGTACGGCGTAGATACCACAGATACCCTGAGTGACCCACGGCGCGTTCATGCCCTCGGTAAAAAATGTGACAATATCGGCCGGAGTATCCAAATAGTACATGCTGGTGCCGTTGAGTTGGTTCTCGAACGCACTGCCTGTTGCCGTGTTGACCACTGGATTATCCTTGGTGCCGGTGTCCGCTTCAAGGTCGGTTGTGCTGACAATAATCAACCCGTACGATATGTATTTCACTCCGTCATGCGCGCCGACATCCATAAGTGGTTTCCAAGCTTCGTTGGTGAGCACGGTGCATTTGCCGGTGTCAAGACCCTCCGGCAGGTCAAGATACGTTTTGCCGTAGTCTTTCCAAGCGTTCTCGTTCGCAATGCCGACATGCCCCCTTTCCACGTACGCGTTACCAAGCTGGATGTCATGCTGGAAGCTCTGCCACACGTCAAGCTGGATGTTCAGCTGCGTCGTGTGGGCGTTGACGTAATCGCACGTCTGGATAAAATAATACCAACTACGGGGGGTATCGAAGTCATAATCGTTAGTTGCGATCAAATAATTGTATCGTGACGCTTGAGCAAACGGCACCGGCAGTCGCACCGGAAGTCCGTATTTCGCCATCGTGCAATCCGTAAACCCGATGCCATCCAAACCGTCGAAATACTCTTTCTGGGCTTGCCTATCCCATTTCACAATATCCCTGTAGCCCATATCCCACGGGACATTGCAAAGTTTAAACTTTGTGTTCGGCGTCCATTTCGCGTACGAAAAGTTGATGGGCAAATCATTTGCGCTCATAAAGTCCTCCTAAAACAATAGGTGCGAGAATTGTCTTCTCGCACCTATTTTACTAGCCGACGTCTATTGTCAGGCGGCGGCGGTGACGGTGACTTTTGCCGTTCCGGTAGCTCCCGCGAACTTCACGGAAACGTTGGCGGCGCCCGCTGTGGTTCCGGTCAGTACACCGTTAGGGGTGATGGTCGCGTTAGCGTCCACAGTCCACAGTACGAGGTTGGTCACGTCGGCCTTGTTGCCGTCCGTCTTGGTGGCGATCGCTTTAAGCGCGACATGGTCTTTCACTTTGACTGTCTTTTCGCCTTGAATCTCAATTGACTCGATGGCGCCAACCTTCCAGCCGCCAAGCCAAGTGCCAACCACCGGCACGGACAGTGCGGCGGAAACCGTCTGGTCGATCTCAGGGTGGGCGGGGTCAATATAAGTGGCCTGTGCCGTGACCTTGAGCGCTTCGGCGGTCTCGTCGAGACCACAACGCAAAATACCCCCGTTGTCGATGGTTGTGAACTGCGAAGACGCGCCCTCGACGGCGTATGCAATGCCAATCGGCTGGAACGATGCCGTATCCTTGTTGGCGCTGGTAATGACGGACTCAACCTGCACGAGGTCGCCGCGAGAAACATTTTCGGGGGTGATGGCGGGCTGTCCATACTTGCGCACGCGCAAGGTAAACTCGGGCTTCGATGTGGTGAGTGTGTCCGGCAGAGTCACGGACTCGTTGGAGCCTTCGCCGGTCCAGAACAGTACGGCGTTTGCGAACGGATTAGGGGTGATAGACCCCCTATGCTTGTAGAAGATGTTTCGCGTGCCGTCAATCGGATTGACCGGCGAGTTTGTGGTTTCCAACATTTCGTCCCAGCAGAAGAAGAAGTCTTCCGTGGTCAGGACGGCCTGCACCTTACCGGCCGCACCGCCGATGCCGAACATGTCCTCCGGAATCGGAATGATGCGATACGGCACGTTGACCTTATCGATGTTAAATGCGGCGGCCAATGCTTCGACGTTGAGTGCGGCGATAACCTGCGGCGTAGCGAAGAGGATTGCTTCCGAATCGCGCCACGGGGTCACCCAAGACATTGCATTATATCGCGGCATGGCGCTCATTGGCGACGCCTTGAGTTCGTTTGCCGTCTGCTGGATAAGGCGAAGCAGATTCTTGGCGTCCGCTTCGGTGGAGTCAGGTGCGCCGACGTCCTTGGTATGCACTCGATAGAAGCCACCCTTGCGTGCGTATTCCGCGAAGGTCTGCACCTTCATCAGGTACATATCGTTTCTATCCGAGAGGATAGGCGCGTTCATAATCTCAGCAATGTAATCCGACATACCCGACTCGCCATCGAACGCGGTCAGTAGCGCGTCTTCCGGAATGGTGACGGGGTAATAATGATCGAAAGTAAGGGGGTGGAAAACGCTTGCAGTCGGAAGCGAGTAACGCCCGTAAACATCATCGCCAAGGTATTCCTTGTTGAAATTGCGAGTACGTGCCTTGACGAGACCCACTGCGGCCTGCTCGTAGGTGCTGCCGTAGCGCTTGAGGGTGCGGGGTGAGCCGATCAGCTTGAGCGGGTCATCCCAATCCGCGTGCTGTATGTAAAGGCCGATCAAGCGCTGAATCAATACCCCAGTAAATTCGTCGCGAAGGTAAGGGAAGTTGCGCATGGTGTCCACCGCGTTGCGGATATTGCCCTGCGTTGCGGACGGAATACGAGTCTGGAACTGCGGTGAAGTGGCATTGCGGACGGCGTTGAAAATCTCAACGTCACCTTTGCCTGCAAGTGGTCGAATATTGGACATTGTTTATACCTTTCTTTTAGTCAAACAGATCTTCGATGGACTCGCCATCATTGTCGTTGTCACCGTCATTGTCGGACGGTGCCGGTTCGGTGTAGCCGAGCGTGTCCATCATGGCCTTGAGTGCGGCCACTTCCTTTTCGATGCTGTCAAGGCGCGCACTTACGTCCGGCTCCTGCTTCGGTTCCGGTTCCGGTTCCGGTTCTTTCGGCTTAACCTCGTCATCCACGGTTTCCGTCTGCTGTTCCTCTTCGGTCGGCGGCGGAGTGGTGGTTTCCTCTCCGTCGGTATTTGGGTCTGCCATGTAAAACTCCTTCCGGCAGGCAATGTTTCCATTAAAATTATATCATGCCGCAAGAAAATAAAATGGCCCCGCAATCACGCGGGGCCTAACTGTCCTATGCGAGCATCAAGTCGAAAATCGTAGGGCACTACCGCCACGGTAGCGACTCCATGGTCGGCGGCATTCTCAGCCGTAGCGGTCCGACTCATGTTGCTCCCAGTCGAAGATCAATGCTCAAGAAGACATGGATATTATAGCACAACCATTGTGCCGTAATCATCCATGGCTTGCGTTCCATGCCTAAACTCCTCATAGGGGATAGACTGGGAAAACATGTTTCCAGCCATGCAGACGTCCACTTCACCGTCATCTCGCCATCCTTGATACCTGTTCATGCCGAGAATGGTCAGCCGGTCGTATTTCGCGGCGATCTTCCACTTGCCTAATTCGGTGGGATGGATGTCACATGATTCCACCGGCTCCCAGCCACTCAAAATACAACCGTCCGTATTTGCGTACAACAGTCTGTCGGCGTTCGCACGGCAGACGTCCATAAGCTTTCGGCGGGCATAAGCGTTGACCCACACGGGAACGGGAAGATAGTCGGTTTTCAGATTCGACTCTTCACGTTGCGCGACATCCCAGTCCAAGGTAACACCGTCTTTAGAGAGTGGGAGCATGACGGCGCCTTTTGGCAAGCTCGCCATTTTACCTACGAGAGCATTCATAATAAGTTTCGCCATTTGCCGTTTCTCGCCAGTCGCCCGCTGTTTCAGTTCCCCCCATTCGTCGATAAAAGAACGGAAGAAGCCTTTTGAGCGGCGGAATTTCCACCCCCTTACGTGCTTGTATATGCTCACGTCATAGTTTTTGTAGAGTAATTGTTGGTCAATGTCGGTGAGTACGCGCGTGACGTATCCACGTGTTGAGGTGAGTCGATTCAGCCCGTACACACTTCTATTATCGAGCAGAAAAGGAAGTCCGTCCGGTTTGAGTTCCGCGCGAAACGTGATTTCGTCACAATGCAATGGCATATCATTATCTTGTTCATATTTGCCGTCATATGGTTCCGGTTCACCCCACGGCAGCCATTCGTCTCGAAGTATGGATGGATACATGGAATTGCAGTCAACGTCGATAGCCTTGCCATACGCCCCTTCTTTAGCTAGCATGAAACCGCCGATATAGGCGTCATGCAATGACTTTTTAGTTTCATCCTCAAGCTGGGGAAATTTGTTGTAAAACCATTTCCACTCGCCGGACGCGAACGCCTCCATACTCGCACCGCCCGCCGTGATTTTGCACAAGCCGCGGCTGTCGTATTCTCTCAGGATGTTGAGCAATTGTGTGTCGGTCATGGTGATACGGCAGTTTTCGCGTAAAAGATTCGATATGTCGAAGAAACGTGCGGAATTATCACGGTCGATACGCACCGTGAAGCCGAAGAACTTGCCTTTTTTCGACACTATCGCATCCCAGCTCAAATCAGCATTATGCTCGTTGTGCGGGAGAGAGTGCACGACGTGAGCCATGAATGGGTCTAAAACGTCTGGATCAGCCACATAAATTGTGAGTTTGCCACTCGACATGATGAACGCCAACAGGCGGTTAGGTGCGGTGATGTCACGCAGGACGGTTCCGTCCGTGAAGCGCATGACGTTATCCGCGCACCACAATCCCACTCTTTTATTCTGCATGGTCATGGTACAACTCCAACGCGCCCGCTTCCGCCATCCACCTGTCAAACTGCTTGCGGGAACGCTGATAACCCTTGCTGTTATCCCGAAACACCGACGTAAAACCGTGACGAACGGGGTCATATACCGTCCAATCGAACACGATTCGTGGGGCATCTGTCTGTTCGATAAAAGCCCTCTTTTGCGCTGTCGACAATTGACGGAATCGTTTCAAACGTTTCGAGCCGAGCGTGGTGGACAAGATTTTCTCGAACACCTCATAACGGCCACGACTCATGTATGACGGCCATTCATGCTCGCCGTACAAGTCTTTGCTCTGCTTGCCCGTTTTTCGCTTTTTGGAAGGTTTGCGTTTCTGTTCGGTGCGCAATCCCAGTATTTCGGCGGCGTCGTGCATCTGCTCAAGCAATTCGTTACGATGCCCGCTTTCCAATTGGGAGCGCACGAAAGCTTCATCTGACAGCACGTTCGTCATTTGAAGAAAATCGGTGAGTTTTGACGGGATGATCTGATTGCGCCCGAAACTTTCGCCGGTGGTGCCGGTGATCTCGGCCACACGCTGGTCATACACGCTTTTTGCGGGCATGGCCTGAGCCTTGTTCCATTCATTGATCTTCCGTCGTGCCGTATTGATTTTCCGTTGCTGTTGACGCAGAAGTTTGCGACGTTTCGCTACGGGTTCCGCTTCTATTTGCGCGTTCGTGATGGGTGTGCGCTGGGCAAACAGGTAGTCTTTTTTCGTCGGTTTTTCCAGGGCGGTGGCATGATATGGGATTGCCTTCGCTTCCGCGATGGCCTGTTTCTTCTGCCGCTCCCACTCCTTACCCAAAGTTTTGGCGATATTGACGAGTTGTTTGTCGGCGGTTTTGGCGAGATTCGAGTGTGAGTAAGTGCCAAGCTGTTTGATATTGCGGGCGGCACGTGCTTGCGCGGCCTGACGTGCCTTGACATGCTTTTGCTTCCGAGACATATGGCACAGTCCTTAAGATGGCGAGAGCACCCAAAGTCGGGTGCTCCCTATGAACGAACGCTACCTAACGATTATAGCAAGCTGTTCACTTGGTTTCCTCATCCACCGGCTCAATGCTGAAAAACTTGAAGCCGCGACGGGAACGACGTTCAACCACCTTGATGCACAGCGGTTCAGTCCAAGTGTTCGGCGTGCCGAAGATGCCGAACATGGTGTTAAGTCCTGCGGCGAGAGTCGGTGAGGTGGCCGCGTACGCCTTGTTGTCGTCGGTCACGATGATGACGCGCACGGTGTTGGAGATTTCTCCCGTCTGGTCGTCCGTCACCTGTACAGCCTGTGCGACGGCGTTCGTCATGTTCAGCGGCTCGTTGAGATGTTCATCAAGCTTTTCGGCGTTCTGCAATGCGCTGTAGAGCTTGATCTTGCCTTCACGGGTCGAAGTGTCGATGAAGTGCTGGACGGTGCCGAGTTCGGTGTTTTCGGTATTGAACGCGACGAGTGCGGTATTATTGTTGTTTTCCATTGTTTAACCTTTCCTAGATTGTTGTTATTTTGTTTTCAGGCTTGCACCTAAAATCTTTTATATCACACGTCTTCATTATTTTCAACGTCGGCGTGTCGTTTTGTATGCTCTTCGGGGTTCCATTCTTTAGGTTCCTCGAAAGTAGCATACTTGTAAAAAGTTTCCTCATTCATAGAGACTTTTTGCGAAAAAATGTTGATGGAACGCGGGATAAAATTCGGAAACAGTCTCTTCGCACGAATCGAATACGCGCGTGCATCCTTCAAGCGTCCGTCGATAACGTGTTCGGCTTCCATGAAATCGCCGTCAACCAATTCCATGCCTTTGAGCACGGCATAAACGCGCGTGCGGAAAATGTCGGTTTTGGTTCTAGCCATGTGTTCATTCTCCTTGTAAGATTTTTTGCAATTCATTGTCATTATATCGTTTTGTGTCCAGTCTGTCAAAATTTTTGAACACTGCGATAATGAGATTTTTGGCTTGCGGGTTGTCGAAAATCGCGCAACAGTCATACGACGTGCCGCCCTTGACCGCACACACCGCACACCATGCAATCAGGTTAGGCGGATTGATGGAACCGTCCAAATATTCCACGTCGAACGTGCGAGACAATGCACTCGCCAAACCGTCCCAAGTGCTCAGACTGCCCGCAATCAGCGACACCATGACAACCGCTTGCGTAAACCATTTGCTAGGCGCATCTCGCCACAGTTCGCATAGCATGTTCACGGCACGGCAGCACGTTTCAAAATCGCCAAAACCCATGTCGAAACGTTTCAAGTTCAGCTCACGTTTATGGCCTTTTGTGGCGCGGACGATACGTTTGCTTTCCATGATGGCGTCATCAAAGTCACGCATGCGGTAGATAGGCCGTCTGTCATCACCGCGCCTAAACATAATACCGTTCCTCGACTCGAAAATATGAGATGTTTTCCGTGTGAGAGCGGATAGCCGCCCATCGTCTAATCAAGTCCGACGCGTCCTTGTACGAGGACGCGTAGCCGACTTCGATAGGAGGTTTGTGCGCATCCCTCAAGTATGCGAGAGCGACGAAAGTGCTGTACATCTTTCAAAACTCCAATTCATCAACGAAATCACTGTCACCATATATCCACATGGCCGTCCACAGTTGCCGATCGGGGCAGCGTTTTGGCGGATTGGTGGCGCTCCGCTTATGCTGCCTTCCGGCCCAGAACGCGCGCAACCTCCAATAACTATCGGCGTCCGGACACGTACCGCACACCCATGAGTGTATCCAACCGCGAAAATACATGACTACTCTCTATCCTCCAATGGCGTGCAGGCAATCCTGGAGCCATCAATAACGATGGCCGCAAGCTCTCTATAGCATCCATCACCATACACATGCGACTTCATGCCTTCGCTATCCGTCGCATACCGCAACGTGTACATACAACACGAAGGCGAATACCATAAAACAACATCACCGTCCACATATCGAGATGGAAATACGGCAACCTTATATTTTTTATCCAAAGACATATCAACTCCTATCCTTAAGCGGTTTGGATGCAATATCCATAGCGTCCAGCACCATAGCACGTATTTCATTCGACTTTGTAGGATCATAGCCACATCGCGCGACTCCATCGGTCAAGCCGATAGGCGTATGAAACTCCACGTTATACGTCAGATAAAACAACTGTTGATGCGTGCAGTATTCGATACGCACGTCACCCCCCATATGGGGGCTGTTGAATTTTCCAACACGAATATCACCATAACGCATTTTAATCACCCTTTCCGATCATATGCCATAAAGAAAAACGAGTAGAGCGGCGGCAACCAAACACAATGTCTCTGTGATGGCAATAAAAGACATCACGTCACGAAAATCATCATGCGTGACATCACTCAAGCCGACAACAGCAAGAGAAATACCCACCACGAGCGCGAAAAACAAAATCGCGCATCCAACGAACCGGAAGACCATCAAAGCAACCACCCCTATATCATACCAAACGACAACAACGCCTATCAGACTGTAATCCGTACCACGCTTAAGCACACAAACAAAGCAGCGCACAAACACAGCACAATTACAAAAAGAACAAGAAGCAAAATCTCCCAAATACTGCACGGCCAAAGCTCCTTAGTCGTGAATATCATAAGGACGATAGCAGCCAAACAACCGACGAACCCTGTCAAGCAAAGAAGAAACTGTATTACACCAAACATAAGAACTCCTATATCATGCCAAAAACGACAACAACACCAACAACACACGCGCAGACAACAAGGACAGAAGCGAACATATCAATTCTCCTTTTCAACACGCTTGGCAAGCAAAAACGTAACCGGAGGCGTGTCCTTCACACGTCTCATACGAAAGAGCGTGATACCATGCTTGCCAAATACTTCTCTGCGGATATAAGACTTAGCACCTCGAAGAGTTCTGTTCTTTCCAATGTCCAGCATGTAAAAATCATCAATATCAGTGAAGAAAACAACAGCTGTTTTAGCCCACCAACTAATGACTATCACGGTATTCATTTTATTTGCCATCATCATTCTCCCTTCCGGTTGGCCCGATAGTAGTCAACAGAACCGTCCGTTTTCCAGTACTTCAGATTAGACAATTCCACACCAGTCGTCCTACGCAGCTCACGACGCATACGCTCCTTCACGCCCTTGACGGTTGAGGCATTGCCCATTGAGAAGTAATGCGCGGTATTGTAATCAGTGAACGCAACCGTGACGTCCTTGTGCCACCAATCAAACGAAACAACGGTGTTCATTTTATTTTCCTTTCCCTTGAAGTTGATAACTACATCATAACACAAACAAAACAACGACACGCCCGAAAACAAAATGAAGCAAAAAAATAAAAGACAGCCACCGAACGGCCGATAGCTACGGTTACGTTACCGTAACTTAGTCAAACACAGATTGTTGTATATA